TAAGTCGTTAACAAACAAGGTGCTTGATATGGTAGGCATCAAGACAGGCACAGAGAGAACGGCATGGGGGCAGTTTCAACCCACCATTCCACGCAAGTTTTATTACTAAGGGTTTATCCCAATACGAAAGGAGGTGTCTAGTATTTGACTTGGCAGTATCATTAAGTAAAACAACAATATGTAGTATCACTCTACTAAATGTAGTACCAACTAACGAAAGGTATTAATTATGTCAATGCTTTCATTCAAGCAAGTTTCACAACTCGTCAAGGCAATCGGTCACAAGCGCACCATCATTGTTGAGGGCGAGAATGGTATCGGTAAGACCGGTTTGTTCTATGCACTAGCCAATGACCCACACTTTGCCAACCACATTCATGTCAAGCCTATTGATTGCACGCAGTTATCTGACGGCTCGGTGTGGATGCCCGACATTGATCGGGAGATGGGTGTATCTCGTGAGTTACCTAACGAGAGGTTCGGTGTTAATCGTGACAACCAACGAGGTGTCAATGGCAGTAGACCCGCCCTGATATTCCTCGATGAGATTGCCAAAGCCAAGCAGTTCATCAAAGATGTTCTTGCACCAATCGTTTACGAGCGTCGTGTTGGTAACTACGAGTTACCTGAGAACAGCGTGGTGTTCTGTGCTACTAACCTAGGTGTCGAGGGATTGGGCGATAACATTCAGGCTCATCTGCGTAATCGTTTGGTGTTCGTCAAAATGCGTAAGCCAACCCAAAAGGAATGGCGTGAGTGGGCACTCGACAAGGGTATTGCCCCCGAGGTTATCGCATGGACTGATGAGTTAGAAGAGCAGTTGTTCGACAGTTTCTTGGACTACCAAAATGGCGGTAAGTATCATGGTCAGAATCAAGAAGGTCACAACACCCACATCTTCAACCCTGCGATTGCGCAAACATCTTATGTAACTCCTCGCAGTCTGCATGCCGCATCTGACATTGTGTATGAGAAAGACCACATGGACAACGACTCTCTTATGGCATCACTCACAGGCACAATCGGTGCGTCAAGTGCCGAGTCACTTCATGCTTTCATCAAGTTCGGTGAGCAGACCGAGCCATACAATCGCATAGTATCTGACCCAAGCAAATGCCCTGTGCCTAGCAATCCTGTTGCACAGATCATTACAGTTCTCAAATGTATTACACAAACCAATACACGAGAGCAAGCCGAGTCGGTATGTATCTATGTCAAGCGTATGCGTAAGGAGATGCAGTCGATGTTCTGTAATAACTTAGCGCAGTCTAGTCGTGTCACTAACTTCGTGACTGTTACTGAGTTCCAAAGCATGTTGCAAGATAACAAGATTTACTTCACAGGCAAATAAGGAGAACACTATGAGTAGCGTATGGAATAAGATGTCGTTAAACGATCGTATCATTTCGTGTCATGTCGATATATCCAATGACCCCAAGTTTGCGGGGTTGTCGGGTGTTGTGTATGTCGGTGATGTCAAGATTGACGAGTCCTGTGAAACCGCAGGCACCAATGGTCGTGATGTGTGGTATGCCCCCTCGTTCATCGAGCCTATGAGTCGCAAGCAGTTGAGGTTCTTGGTATTGCATGAGTCGTTACACAAAGCCTTACATCATTGCTCTACCTATGCTGATCTGTGTAAGAAGTATCCTCGCCTGTGCAATGTGGCTATGGATTATGTAGTCAACGGCACTATCGAGGAAACAGATCCAAAGCATGAGTTCGTTGAACACCCAACATCTGTGCCACCTTTGCTTGACCCTAAGTTCTTTGGTTGGTCATTCGTTGAGGTGTTGCAACATCTGCTCAGGGAGAACGGCGGTAAGGACTATGAGCAAGGCGAGGGTGAGGGCAAGGGTGGTAATGGTAAGCCAATGGATCAGCATGTGATCGGCAAACTAGGCAACGAGGTATCTGCCAAGACTGAGAAGGAAATCACAGAGGCACTACACCAAGGCAAGGTATTACAAAGACGCTTGCAGAATCGTGGCACAGGTAGTCTAGGTAATCCAATCGACAGACTCACCAAGAAGCGTGACACGAATTGGCGTGAGCATCTGCGTGAGTGGGCTACTGCCCTGTGTGAGGGTGATGACTTCTCTAGATTCGCACCGCCCAACAAACGCTTACTGCCTCTCGGTATCATCATGCCTAGCCACTTCAGCGAAAGCACAGGGGAGTTGATTGTTGCCTGCGATACTTCGGGTTCTATGGGTCATCTGTATCCTGTCGTGTTCGGCGAGATTGCTCGTATCTGTGAGAATGTGTTACCACAATCTGTTCGTGTCCTGTGGTGGGAGGGTAGCGTTGTCGGCGATCAAGTGTTCAAGCAACACGAGTATCAGGGTATTGCTAGACTTCTCAAACCCGCCGGTGGCGGTGGCACACGAGTCAGTTGTGTAGCAGAGTATATCGAGGACAACAAGTTGAAGCCTCGTGGTGTTCTCTACCTGACAGATGGCTACATAGAAAGCGATTACAAACTACCCGAGTTCCCTACCTTGTTCGGTGTAGTAGATAACGACCACTTCGTGGCAAGCAAAGGTAAGACTGTTCGCATTTATTCTTAATACAAACGAAAGGAAATACTATGACACGCTTTAATATTGATACATGTGCTATGTTGGTTGAGGTCAATGTTCGCCAATGGACTGCACGCAAGTTGGACAAATCCACTACGGAAGAAGTTGTTAGCACCAAGAAAGCACAGAACAAAGGTGCGGCTCGTGTTAACAAACATCTGCTCGCTGGGCGTAATGAGTTGGAGGTAATCAATCAGCATGTAGGCACTATCCGCACTTATCTCTATGATGTAACTCTGCCTTGGTCTGACTCAGGTTTGCGTTTGCTGACGACTGCCAAGTTCATGGAGTTCAATCAACGCATGCAGGAGTATGAGGATAAGTTCAATCAGTTAGTAGATGATTTCGTAACGGCTTACCCAACTCTTATTACTGCACAGGCGATGGCTCTTGGTGATATGTTTAACCGCACCGAGTATCCCACCGCAGACGACATCAAGCATCGCTTTGAGTTCAGAGTTAACTACATGCCTGTCCCAACCTCGGGTGACTTCCGCATTGATGTAGGCAACGAGGCTCAACAAGAGTTACAAAGTAAGTTACAGAAGTTGGCTGATGAACGCATCGAGCATGCTATGTCTGATATTAAGACACGATTGAAAGATCACCTTGCTCGTATGTCAGATCGCTTGTCAGTTGATACAGTAGGCGGTGAACTCAAGACTCGCATGTTCCATAACTCACTACTAGATACTGCCCACGAGTTATGCGCACTAGCCAAGGATCTCAACATTACACAAGACGCAGAGTTGGAACAGGCTAGGGTAGCGTTGAAGAATGCGATTAGCGGTATTGCGGTTGATGATCTGCGTAAGGATATTCCTACACGCACCGAGGTCAAGAAAGAAGTTGATGCAATCCTCAGCAAGTTTAACTTTTAAGGGGGGTGTATGTTAAACAACCCAATCGTAGTGCGGAATGGAACTGTCATGGAAGAAGTCCATCGCAGAAGATATAGGCATGGGCGACCAGTGTCAAGAGAAGTTCTGTTTGACAATGTGCTTGACGCATTGGAGAGCAAACACGAGGCGAAAGCCAAAAAGTTACTTAAGCAAATAGGAGAGAAAAAGTGAATTTATTTTTAGAAGGCAGTAAACAAGAACCATCGGCAGAGAAAGAACTGTATAAATGTTATACGCTATTCGGGTTTCTTTATCTGCCACACTATACCCAAAGCGGTGTGTATGTTGGTCCTATGCGAACACATGGTAAACATAAGTTGTATTTGGAAGGGGAGTTAAAACGCATGGGTGCATCACCTAGGAAAGAGTATTTGTTTAAGACTTTAGCAAGGGATGAAAGTGCCAAGTAAAAAGCGTGAGTTGATGGAAACCTATGAGGCGGTGCATGCCGCCCAAGATAGGATATTAGGAAAGAAGTTTTGTTCGTCGTGTCAGAACATGAAGCCTATTGGAACAGGTAAATTTGTGGCAACGGCGAACAAACGAGTTAAGCGGTGGAAGTGTGGTGACTGCCTAGCAAGACAGAGCAGTCGTTTATATGAAAAAAAGGAGATTGTAAATGTCTAAGAAAAGTATTGTAGATTTATTAACCGAAAGCGAAAACACACTCTCGGAGAAGTTGTGGCAGTTATCGTGTGACATAGACGAGATAAGTTACAAACTAGAAACCGCTAGAAGTATCTGCGGTGTGGTAGCGGTCGGTCTTGATAGCGACTCAAACGATGAAAGCGGTGCGATATGGGGGGTGCATGACATAGTTAGAGAACAGAGTAATCTACTAGATGCGTTAAGTACAGATGTTCTCTATATTCGCAAACAACTTAATGAAGCCGAGGAGAAAAAGAAAGGGGCTAAGAAATGACTGAGCAGAAAGCACCTCCGCACATCGTAGATAGTGGGGCAAGCGTTGAGCCTATTCCATTTGCAGGGTGGGTGCAATACAGCGACGATACTGTATTGCCAAGGACTTTGGGGGATATGATTAAGATGAAACAAACCCTAAACGACCCTGTGAATAGACCCAAGCACTACACCGCACACCCAAGCGGAATCGACTGTATTCAAATCACCGAACACATGGGGTTTTGTTTGGGCAACGCAATCAAATACATATGGAGGGCTGACCTCAAGGGCGAGAGCATTCAAGACCTAGAGAAAGCCATTTGGTATATCAAGCGAGAGATTGAAAGGAGAAAGAAATGATTGAGATTCTTGTAGCCTACATACTCTACGAGGGCGAGGCTGATGTAGTGTGGTGGTTGCTCTATGCCGTTGTTTTGTTTGGTAGATTTTATTTCGTCATGCAACAACAAAGGGAGAAACGGCGTGAGCTACATGGTGTATGATGAAGAAGGTGAACTGATGCGAGTTGTCGGCAGGCAAGAAGAGGCTAGGCAAATTGCACAGGCTAGAGAGGGTTGGACATTTAAGTGTGTTCGTAAACCTAAAGAAACAGTTGACTTAATTGAATTTGAGGAGGCACCATTTTGAACTACCTAGAAGCTGAAAAAATACTTCGTAAAAATATAAGCCCACTCCCAAGAAATTATAGTGAGGCGGTTAAAGACGCAGACTATGCGACTGGCATGTGGCGTTGTGAAACTGATTGGGATAGAACTAAAAATTTGTTTGTTATTATCGGGGGAGTGGCTCTTGCACTTCTTATGTTTGGCAGTATTGTTTATGGACTTTTTGTTTGGATTGACTTATGGACGAACTAAGTAGAGAAGATGTAATTGTATTGTCTGAGAAAGCCGGCTTTGGTATGAACGAGATACGCAAAGACATTGCCAAGTTTGAACGGCTTGCATGGTTGGTTCAGCGTGTATTTAAGGAGGAGTCGAATGAGATTTTGCCCCGAGTGCAGTGAAAAATTAATGACCACGCAAACTAGGCAAGCAAGTCAGTCAGAGTTTTGGACTCGCCGTAGAAAGATATGCGTGTGTGGGTTTAGGATAACTACCTATGAAATACCTGCAAGTGAACTAACCATAGAAAAGGCAGACGAAGATGACACCGGAAGCAAAGGTAAAGAAGAAAGTAGTGACGCTGCTTAAAAAACGGGGTGTGTATTACTTTTACCCTGTAATGGGGGGCTTTGGGCGTAGCGGTATTCCTGATATTGTATGCTGTTGCAAAGGACATTTCATTGGGATTGAGTGCAAGGCAGGCAGTAATAAGCCAACGGCTCTACAAGAACTAGAGATGCAAAAGATAAGAGATGTGGGTGGCACCACGCTTGTAGTAAACGAAGATAATTTGAACGATGTAGAAGAAGTACTTAACCTTATAGAAAGTAATTATGGAAACATTAATGACGCAAGACCTAGCGATTGATAAGATAAAAGATTCTATTTCTGAAGCAGAGGGCGACGCAAATGTGTCTATCGTAGTTGTGTTTGCCAATAGCGAAACCAACACAGTAAAAGTATTGGGGCTAAACATTGACGAGATGGAAGTGCCTCTTTTGTTAACCGAAACGGCATCCGAGATTGGGCAACGAGTTTTAAACCAACTTGAAAACAGGACAATAAACTAGAAATGAACTTACAAACAATCCATGAAAGGACTGCCAAGTGGGTTGGGGATACTTGGCATGTGTCTGACACACCTAGTTATTATTGGGAAAATGGGCAGATAAAATCCCCGACATTTAATACACTAACGCTTGCGTTGCAATGGATTACTAAATACGATGAGGAAAGAAAATGAAAATAGAAATTAAGATTACTAAAGAACACGAAGACGGCTCTGCCGATGCAAAAATTACTTTTGATAAGTTAGGTATGCAAACCTTGATTCAATGGGGTATGGTTGCCATGCTTGAAAATGCGATAGGTAAATACGCTACGGAAGAACAGATGGCTGAAATTAAACCAGCTAAAAAGAAAAAGAAGTCTAAAGAAATTGATCTAGATGGGCGTTGTTAATGAAAACATTAGTGTTAGATTTTGAAACACGTTGGGACAGCAAGGAATATACGCTAGGCAAACTAACTACCGAAGAGTATATTAGAAGCCCTAAGTTCAAAGCATTTGGGCTAGGGTGGAAATGGTTCGGCGAAGATAAAAAAGAATGGGTTACGCACGATGACATTCCTGCATGGGTAAGTTCAATAGATTGGGAGAACACCAATGTCTTAGCCCACAATGCTCAGTTTGATGTGTCGATACTTGCTTGGGTATACGGCGTGCGCCCTAAGTTCATACTAGATAGCCTATCAATGGCTAGGGCTTTGCGTGGTGTAGAAGTAGGTAATAGCCTAGCGACTTTAGCAGAAGCGTTCGGGCTACCGCCCAAAGGACAGGCGGTGCATAGCACCAACGGCTTGGCTGAGATTACTTTCGAGATGGAGAAAGAGTTGGCAGAGTATTGCTTACACGATGTGTTTCTTTGCGAGGAAGTATTCAAACGCTTGGTTAAGGGCTACCCCAAAAACGAGTTAAAGCTAATCGACATGACACTTAAGATGTTTATAAATCCGGTGTTGGAATTAGATAAGGAGATATTAGTTGACGCAATTGAAATCGAAAGGCACAAAAGGGAATCCCTCTTGGAGAAAATTGGGATTGAGGAGTCGGCGCTTGCTAGCAACGATCAATTTGCTAAAGTTCTTGAACGACTCGGCGTCGTGCCGCCAAGGAAAATCAGCAAGACGACTGGTAAAGAAGCTTATGCTTTCGCTAAGAACGATGCGTTATTCCAAGCGTTGCTTAACAGTGACAACGAGGATATTGCGCTTATATGTGAGGCTAGACTCAAAGTCAAATCAACGTTGGAACGCACGAGAGCGCAAAGATTTCTCGACATATCAGAACGAGGTACGCTACCTGTCCCGCTTAACTACTACGGCGCCCACACAGGTCGTTGGTCTGCGTCAAAAGGCTCGGGGCTTAATTTACAAAACCTCAAAAGGGGATCTTTCTTACGCCAAGCTATTAAAGCGCCGAAAGGCAAAACCCTTGTGGTCTGTGACTTGGCTCAAATCGAGCCGAGAGTGTTGGCATACTTGGCAGACTATGAAAACCTCCTCGAAATCTTTACTTCGGGGCAAGATGCGTATGCGTCTTTTGGTGCGCAGATGTTCAATATCCCGGGGCTTACAAAAACCTCGCATTCTGACCTAAGACAGTCAGCTAAGTCAGCACTACTTGGTTGTGGCTACGGCATGGGTTGGGCTTCTTTCTCTGCACAACTACTTACAGGTTTCCTAGGCGCACCCCCCACCCTCTACACAAAAGACTTTGCTAAACAACTTGGTGTAACTGAGCAGACTGTGGCGGACTTCCTTGCTTGGGAGAAGAATTTAGAACTGCTTGGCAAGATACCGCATACCTGCACTACGAAAGAACTTTTAATACACGCACTAGCTGCTAAAGAAATTATTAATAAGTATCGTGAAGCAGCTTACCCTGTTGTAGGCTTTTGGAACCTGTGTAATTCGTTGATAAAGCACAGTTTATCTGAGGGTAAACCATATCAACACAAGTGTCTAACATTTGAAAAAGAGCGTATAATTCTTCCTAGTGGGTTGGCTTTACGCTACCCTGATTTAAGATTAGAAAACGCCCAATGGGTTTATGGGTCTGACAGTAAGAAGCTGTATGGCGGTAAGCTAACAGAAAACATTGTTCAGGCTGTGGCTCGTTGTGTAATGACTGATGGCATGCTACGGATACAAGAAAAGTACCCCTGCGTGTTGACAGTCCATGATGAAGTTGTTGCGCTAGTACCCGAAGATGACGCTGAAGAAGCTGAAAAGTGGGTTTTGGCGCAGATGGTCATGGATCCGGAGTACATGAAAGGTATACCGCTTGATGCGGAAGCAAGTAGTGCTAAACGATACGGAGATGCTAAGTGACAATTAAATGGTCGCACTCAGGGCTTAAAGACTACGAGGGATGTGCTAGGCGGTTCCACGAGGTTAAAGTCCTTAAGAACTACCCTTTCCAAGAAACCGAACATACTCGCTACGGCAAGCAAGTGCATGAAGCGGCTGAACTTTATATTAAAGATGGCACCCCCATACCCCCCGAGTATGAGTACATGCGCCCTGTTGTGGATAGGCTAGCCCAAATCAAGGGTAGAAAATTACCTGAGTACCAGATGGGTGTAAAGATCGACCTGACCCCTTGTGCATTTGATGACCCTGATGTATGGTGTAGGGGTATTGCCGACCTGATTATCATAGATGATGATGGGCTAAAGGCTTGGATAGTTGATTACAAAACAGGCAACGACAAGTACCCTGACCGAGATCAGTTAATCCTCATGTCTTTGATGGTGTTTGCTCACTTCCCCCATATCCGTCAAGTCAATTCATCCTTACTCTTTGTGGTCAAAAACACGATGGTTAAGCATAAAATGACAATTGACGAGAAAGATTTTCATTGGCAGTTATATCGTGAGCGTGTGGCTAAACTTGAAGCAAGCCATGCTAACGGCGTATGGAATCCATCACAGACCCCTCTGTGCGGATGGTGCCAAGTAAAGGCTTGTGAATTTAACCCTAAACATTAGGAACTACTATGACACAGAAAAATGGCAAGCGTGACTTCAAACACGCATACTTACTGCAAAAGAAATCGGGTGAAACCGAGGATCAGCTAGAGCGCCAACGAGCAAGACGCAAGTACGATAAAAAAGGTATCGACCGCAAAGGCAAACACATAGACCATGTTAAACCTTTACGGGCAGGGGGTAAATCTACCACCGGCAACTTACGATTGCGATCACCAAAAGCAAACATGTCAGACAAATAAAAATAATACTGATAACGAAAGGAAAAAATGGTTAATCAATTACTCAAGCAAACGTTTGAAGACTTTGCAAATGTATTTAACGACTCCGCAAGAGACATAGAAGCTTTTACTGTGCCACTACCTATGGTGGTGGACTTGTGGACTGTGCGTTGGGGCGAAGATTGGGTGTCCGGCGACGAGATAAAAAAAGACCCCTATTGGAACATGCAACTACTGCGCTTGCTTAACAAAGAACTCGTTGAGCATCTGTACCTAATGGATAGACAAGACACAATGTATAGACTAATCACGAGCGATCATGGAAATAATTGAAAACAAAGCCTTAGTATTTAAGACACGCAATCCTGATAAGTACACAGTAATTCCCAAAAGCACTATCGTAGAAAGCTACGGAGATGTTCACAAAGTAGCGGTGCGGTGGGGTTTAGATGAAGTGCGTGTGCTTCGCAACCTAGGTGTGAAAGACGTACCATCACCAATCAGAGCCAAGTATGCGTTTCCAGGGATGCACAAACCTTTTGCGCATCAAATCGATACCGCAGAATTCCTAACGCTAAACCGCAGAGCATTTGTATTTAACGACCCCGGCACAGGTAAAACTTTTAGTGCGTTATGGGCGGTTGATTACTTGATGAATATCAAACAGGTACAGCGTTGTTTAATTCTATGCCCCCTATCCATCATGCACGACGCTTGGATGAACAGTATTGGCAAAAGCATTATTCACCGATCAGCTATCGTAGCCCACCATTCTCAAGCAACCCGCCGTATCGAAATGGTGCAAGGTTCTTATGAGTTCGTAATCGTCAACTATGATGGGTTAAATCTTATTGCTGACGAAGTAATTGCTAACGGCAAGTTTGACCTAGTAATTGTGGACGAGGCTAACGCATACAAAAACCCAAGCACTAAGCGGTGGAAATCCCTTAATAAGATTCTGCAACCAAATACACAACTATGGATGATGACCGGAACCCCCGCTTCGCAGTCCCCTGTTGATGCCTACGGCTTGGCTAGGCTAGTTAATCCCGCCGGAGTTCCACGTTTTCTAACCGCATGGAGGGATAAAACCATGCAACGGCTAACCCAGTTCAAATGGGTGCCAAAAAAGGGGGCGGCTGAGGCTGTTTTTGACGCATTACAGCCTGCCATTAGGTTTACTAAGGAGGAGTGTACCGACTTGCCTCCAGTCCTCACAGAGACCCGAGAAATACCCTTAACGCCCCAACAACAGAAGTACTACCGGTTGCTTAAGGAAAAGATGGTTATGCAGGCGGCTGGTGAGACTATTACGGCGGTCAATGCGGCGGCTGAAGTCAGCAAGTTACTACAAATATCGGCAGGTGCGGCTTATTCTGATGGGCAGGAAGTAGTTGAGTTTGACTGCGCCCCTCGCCTTAATGTACTACTGGAAGTACTTGAGGAAACTAGCCGTAAAGTTATAGTCTTTGCGCCCTTCCGTCACAGTATAGATACAATCCATACTCATTTACTCAAGAATAATATTGCCTCGGAAGTCATACATGGTGATGTTTCTGTTGGTAAAAGAACCGACATATTCAAGCGCTTCCAAACTTTACCTGATCCGCGTATACTAGTAATTCAACCGCAAGCCGCAAGTCATGGTGTAACATTAACTGCGGCAGATATAGTAATCTTTTATGGACCTGTGATGTCGGTTGAAACGTATTTGCAGTGTATTGCTAGAGCAGACCGGATTGGGCAAACCAGTACAAACGTAACGGTGATACACTTACAGGGTAGTGATATAGAAAAGAAGATGTTTGCGCAACTCGAGAAACGAGTGCAAGGACACGATATATTACTAAGCCTGTATAAAGAAGAAGTTAATCAGTAAGTAAAAACCCTAGTTAGGGTTGTATAGTCGTCGCTGTTGTTGTAAAGTCTTTGACAAGACGTTGAAAGGAGAAACAGATGTCAGAAGAAAACGAAGTAGTACCGCTAGAAACTTTAGCAAGGGTGTATCGAAAGATATACCTCAAAGCGCAAGAAATACAGAAGCAGTTAGATAAGCTTGAAGAGCAGAAAAGCGAAATCAAGAACGCTATGAAAGATCAGATGCGTCAACTTGGAATTAATTCTGTTAAGACGGCAGGGGGCAATATTTCCCTATCTACTAAGACAAGATACTACACAGATGATTGGGATTCATTTAAGACTTTTGTTATTGAGAATGACGCCCTAGATTTGTTTGAGCATCGTATTGCGCAGAAGAACATGGCTTTATTTTTGGAAGAGAATCCCGGAAAGGTTCCGGCGGGGTTATCTTCTTTATCTGAAAACACCGTAACCGTTACAAAACCTACAACTTAAGGAAAAGAAAAATGCAAGAAGCAAAACGAATTACCGCACATCCCGAGCAAGAAAAGCATAACCGGGTTTTAAAAAGCGTAACTAGAATTTATGAGAATGAAGGCTTTGCTATGGAAGAAGCGTTAACCAACAGTTTTAATATAGTATGTTATTACGCTATGTCTTTAGGTTTGGCGGAAGATAAGATGGCGGAAGCCTTACGTGATGGCATCGCAGAATATAAAACACGCTATTTAAACACAAACTAAATAAGGAATTAACATGACAGAACTCACTACATTTAACCCCACAAAACTGCCAGCCTTTGCTAAAAGTGCAGAGTTATCATCATTAGCTAAGAGCCTTGCCGGTGGAGTGGGCACATCAACAAAACGCATCTCAACGAAAGGCGGTGTATTCCGTTTGATCGCCGGCGGTAAAGAAGTAGCCGCTATTGAGGATCGTCATCTTGACGTAGTTATTGTGCAAGCCGCACCAAAAATTAGTCGTACATTCTATGCCGGCACTTATGAGGAAGGCGCAACTTCTGCACCTACTTGTTGGTCTGCGGATGGCGATAAACCTGATGCAAGTATTGAAGAACCTCAAGCTGATGCGTGCGCTACTTGCCCACAAAATGCCAAGGGTTCAGGTCAAGGTGATTCTCGTGCATGCCGTTTTAGTCAGCGTTTAGCAGTTGTTTTGGCTAACGATATGGAAGGCGACGTAATGCAGTTAACCCTAGCCGCAACATCTATCTTTGGTAAGGAAGACGGCGACAAGCGCCCATTACAAGCGTATGCACGCTATTTAGCGGCTCAGAATATTAATCCTGAGACTTTGGTAACTCGTTTACGCTTCGATACTAAAGCGGCAGTACCCAAGTTATTCTTCCAACCTGTGCGTTGGTTGACTGACGACGAGTACGAAGTCTGTAGTAAGAAAGGGAAAACTCCTGAAGCTAAGAACGCTATCACCATGAGCGTTTCCAAGAGCGACTCTAAGCCTGCACTAGCCGCACCCAAGGCGCAAGCTGAAGAGGAAGTTGACGAGCCTGAAAAACGCAAACCCGCAGTTAAACCCAACGCAGTACCGGCTAAGAAAACCGGTAAGCTAGCCGAAGTAATTGGCGAGTGGGAAACTGACGACGAGTAATAGTTTTGGGGAAAGTGGTGCGCCGAGCGCTGGCATGTAGGCTTACCCGCTTATAACCATGAGTACCCCCCTTATTTAACGAGAACATAATGCCTTATTCAGACAAAATAAAATTAACAACCGCTAAAGCGCCAAAGACGCTTGGCAATCAATTAGGGAGATGGGCAGTCCATTTAGACTATCCGGTAATACATATAGCAAACTTTACAGGCGCAACTCGTCAGTCGATTTATAACTGGTTTGGTGGCGCTGAAGTATCACCCGCATACAGAGAACGAGTTAAGCAACTGCTTGACATACTACAAACATGCAATACCGCAGAAGAGGCGATGAGAAAATGCTTGAAAATAAAATAGACACTCAAATGAATCCTAGGATTTTGACTGACCGAGAGTTAGCTGATTTTGCAGAACGTCACTTAAATAACGCAGGAACCATGCCGATAAGTTTTCAGCAAGAAGTATTGGCAAGATTGCAACAACGTTTAAAAACTTATTAAAACTTGGAGAGTTAAATGAAGTCGCAGGAATTCCTAGCGACTGTACTACCCTCTTCAGGTTTTTATTGTGCCTGTGAGCTTAGTACAGCAAAAAAAGAACATGTCTTCGTTGACACGATTGAGGACTTGTATAGTAAAGCAATACAATTTAGCAATAACAACCACAATGCTTTCTACGCCCTAGCAACATTTAAGGAAAAAGGCAAGAGGGTGGCGGATAATGCCCTTAAAATCAAGTCCTTATTTTTAGATATTGATTGTGGCGAAGGAAAGGATTATGCTACTAAGAACGAAGCTGCGGCGGCGCTGGATACTTTTTTGTCCAACACTTCGTTAGACGACCTCGGAACCCCTTACATCCTATCTAGTGGGGGTGGTTTACATGTGTATTGGGCGCTTACAGAAGAAGTTGATATAGAGGTTTGGAAACCTGTTGCAGAGAACTTAAAGCGTCTTTGCAAGCAAGAAGGCTTCAAGATTGACTTTAATGTGACCGGCGACTCTGCGAGGGTTTTACGGGTTCCTGATACTAACAACTATAAAGAAGAGAAACCACGTCCAGTTAAGATTAAAGTAGTAGGTGGGGTATTTGATCTTGATAAGATCAACGCCATTCTTAAAGACAGGCTAACCACAAGCTATGAAGAAACCGCCCTTTTGATACCCGGCAAGCGTCCTAAAGAAACAGGAACGACCAGTGTCAAATTAATAGAAAACTCGTCTACGTTTTTTAGCAAAATCGAAGAAACAAAACAATGCGGACAGCTTGAGCATTACAAAAACAACGCAAGCAAAGACGGCATGGAGCCTTTGTTCTTCAATATAGTTTCATGGGCTAAACGTTGCGATGACGGACACGAAGCTGCGATGCGTCTTGGTGCTATGCACCCCTATGATGAAGCCCGAATAAATGCTAAGTGGAACAGTACAAAAGGTCCAAGCCCCTGCCTAAAGCTAGATGAAGTGAACCCCGGCATCTGCACAAGTTGCCCACACTTTGGCAAGATTACAAACCCGCTAGTGTGGGGTAAAGAATTAAAGACTGACAACACCGAAAAAGAAGTTGTAATCGATCGGATACAAACTAAGCCGGAAGAAACTGAGATTGTAGATGTCCAAGAAGAAAAGCCAACAGTTACCAAACCGGTTCCACCCAAGGGCTTTAGTTATGGTGCTAATGGTGGCGTCTATATGGATAAGTTGTTAGAAGACGACGATGGTAAAAAGGCACGCAAACAAGTTATGCTATTGCCATACGATTTGTTTGCCGTAGACATCCTGAATAGAAACGGCGAGCATAGCGTTCACATGGTAGCTTTTCGCCCCGAAGGTGCAGTCGATGTTATCTTCCCCCAAAAGGCGGTGGTTAGTAAAGACGAGACTGTTAAAGCCTTGGCTAGCCAAAACATCATTGCTACATTCGGATCAGGCAACGACAAGAACTTGTTTGAGTATGTGCGTGGTTGCGTAGAGCAGGCTAGCGCCAACAAAAGGGCTATTAAAGTTCCCAATAATTGCGGATGGCAAGACGACAACGCTTTTGTATATAACAGTTGTATATACCAGCCCAACGGCAAAAGAGTGTTTGTCCCCACCCCCGGACTTGAAAACGTCAATCAGCACACCAAACCAGCAGGCAGCATTGAAGAATGGCGGGAAGTTATTAACCTGTTTGTCAGACGAGACATTTGGAATCTACTTACCATAAGTCTGGCAGGTCCTGCATCGTTGCTAATGGAGTTCTCAGGATTTAGCGGTATGACATACCACTTGGGTTCAGATACTTCGGGTGCGGGTAAATCACTTGCCTTATCTATTGCAGAAAGTTTCTTCGGCAAGCCTGAGAAATACAGGGTAGGTCAGGCGACATCAGCAGTTGCTTTGCAACAGCGCCAAGGTATGCTAGGTAGTCTGCCCCTAATAACCGATGAGATTACCGCCAAGAACCGAGGCGACTTCGAGTGGTTGCCTATCTTCTTGCTAGATCAGTCTCAAGGTAAAGGCAAAGAGCGTATGGAAGCCAACGCCAACAAAGAACGCCTTAACGTACTGAATTGGAAATCTATTGCGCTTTTGTCCTCTAACACACACGTCTTTGACTTCTTGGGCGGTATGCGTAAGCACGCTTCTCAAGCGGAAATGTTGCGTATTTTAGAGGAATGCCCCACAGTTAAATTGGAATGGAGTGAAGAAGAGTCCGCTATCCTTGATAAGTTGAAAGAGAATTACGGCATAGCAGGCGATAGATACATACGTTGGTTAGTCCAAAATAGGGAGGTAGCAATTGATGTTTACAAGAAAACGCATACGATGCTTAAGAAAGAACTTGAATCCACCGATGACGAGCGATTTTGGTCTGCGGGTAACGCTTGTATTATTTCTACTGTCATTCTTCTTGGTTCTAAGTATTCCAATGTTATTGATATACCAGTTAAGCCTGTTATTGAAGTCCTGCGTGGAATGGTTCAGAGGGCTAGGGTAATTATATTTGGCGCTCGTCGTTCTGCTGAAGACATCCTAAACGCTTACACACGAGAGAACTACGGCAAGTTTGTTATTGTGAAAGTCGTTAACGGCAATCTTGAAGCCATGCTTGGTAGTGGTGGTGTGGTAGATCAGTCGCTAACTAGGTCAGAAGTTGCCGGAAGGGTTGACCACGATATAACCCCCGGCTGGATTGACTACTACATAGAAGAGGCGCAACTTAGATCGCATTGTGTATCCATGAGTTTTGGTTACTCTAACTTTAAGAAACAAATGGAAGCCTTGAAAGACTATAAGATTGAGTATCTAGAAAAGAAGAACATCTTGTACAAAACTCGGGGTCCAGCTATGCGAGTTAACGTAATGAAAATTAGCCGTCGAGCCGACGCTAAAGATGAAGAAAGTTAAGGTTTATTATCCTTGGGAGACTCTTCCTCCCAAGGGAACTTTTTTTGTGCCTAGCCTAAACTTAAAAGAAACCCGAGAAGCAGGACTGAAAGCCGCCGTCTATCACAAGGTAAAAGCCAAAGCGCAGTTCGTTATTGCGCAAGGAAAGCTTGGCGTTTTATTTACGAGACTGCATTAAGTCTTTAGCCAAATCAATCTTATCTTGTTTAATCTTCTCTAACTCTGCACGTTTCTCAGCACCAGATAGGGTATTGTCAGCACGTATCTCACGCTCTTGTTTAGTTAAAACACCCATGCGTTGACGGAAACTACCCGCTAAAGAAGCCATACCAATGATGTCAGCGTTGGCATCATAAAACTGATCTGCTTCTTCCTGACGACCTTCTTCAATCATCTTATTGTAGGTTTCTTTCTTCTTAACAACCTCATCAACCTCGTTATAGGCTTTGTTAATTAAGCCTGACGCATCTTTAGGCTGGAACAAGGTGCCAACCAAAGGCAACTCACTTGGTCTTGTTGTAGGCATTTCTCCGGCTTCTCCGCTACGTAATACAGGATTAGATAACGAAACCACGCCTAATGGCAACGCACCTGTGTAACCACGTAGCAAATACTCCAACTTAACTGGCGACAAACCAACTACGCCTGTGGCTTTGCCTAACAACTTGGCAACTTCTGTTGTGCGGTCGTTATAGCGTTCACTTGCTTCAAACTGCTGAAGTCTTTCGGATTCGATTGGGCGCCCTGTAAAGAACGACTTGTTCATGTAAACCTCGATAAGCGGTTTAATAGCCGCAGGATAGCTTCCAGGCACGGACTGCCAAACCATATTACCAATTGCTTTACCTGTGTCTTTTAGCTGAGCATCGCCAAAAGCGGTGTTTAGAATAGCTTCAGGTATTGCCTTAAAGATCAAACCTAATTCAAATGGGATAGGCACTTTGAAAGGTTCTTCCATCCCGGGTATTCTGACAAACCAGTTAGCGTACTTCTCATCCTCGTTGGCATTTTGATATGCCTCGTCATCCTGCATTAATGCAGCGTAGGCTAGGGTAAACCCTGCCATCATCAAACCACGTTTAATTAATTTCTCTTTAATCTTTAACTTTTCGCTAAATGGCATCTTGCCTGTAAACGCCCTATACATGACGTCAAGACCTTGTACCTGTGCATTAAAGAATGGGATAAGCTGATTTGCTAAGAATACGCTTGGGGATATACCACGTTTACTAAAGTTCATAGACTCTAGCGTTGCTAGCGTGGCTTCCATCTCCGACAAACCTTGACGGATAAAACTGTTGTACATAGTTACACGAGTTGCCGCATCGCCTTTTATGGCTAGCTGATCTAACTTAGCTAACGCCATATTCCATCCGGGTTTACCACTAGAAATCTGAAGCATAATTTGACGCATGTCTTCAGAACTGCCGGTCATTACTTGCCCACCCAAAATACCACGTTTCTGCAACAAAAACTCGCCTTCATTTTTACCACGCACCATCGAACCTAATTCTTTAAAAGCGCCCAACAATGGCGCTGCATTGGATCCGCTAGTCATCGTAGCGGCTAAAGAATCTCGCACAACCTGACGTAAAGCATATGCTGGATTGCGGGTAATAAACTTCCTTAACAACGAAGCCGGTGCGCCCATCATACGTACTAGGTCAGGCATAGATGTCTTAACACCTTCCATACCCTTAACCAACAACTCAGCTGGCACACCTGCGGTATCGGTATCTACTATGGCGTTGTGGTCTTCCCCATCAATCTTAAAGCGAATAGTCTGCGGTGTAGCAGCGCCTTGCCCTTTACGGATACCTGTTTTAATTTTGTCAGATATTGGTTTTAGTAAACCTAATTCATTTAAGCTAAACGCCACGTTGCGAGTTGCTAGGTTGCGCAAAGCCATGTCCGTTAACAGATTGGTGTTCTGTAACGCACTAGTAAAGAAGTCCATAATAGCCGTATCGCCGCCAACTAACTCATGTAGATAGGGCTGATCTTTCAAACTACCAATTCTAATAACCGGCGCACCGCCAATCTCTAAGTTAATATCGCCATTCGGGTCAGCACGATAGAACGGCACGTAGTCTCGAGTCTTTAATAACTGCTGTCCAAGGTCTTTAGATATGGCGCCAGTCTTAACGGCAAAGTTAATTAAGCCATCGTTATAGTCGTTGTATAACTCTCTAGCCTGTTCAAAAGCGTTCTTAGTGGCAGGACTAGCGTCAACTTGTTTCATAACTTTAGCTAACAACTCAGGCGTAACGTCTTTACCAAAGTTAAGTTTTTCTAGACCAACACGCTTAGCACGCATAGCGGCTAAATAGAAAGTAAACAATCTGTTAGTAGCTTCAGGGTTGCCTACATCGGCATTACCCAATACTTCCGCAATCTTCTTGAGGCTAACACCCTCTTTACTTTCAATAATTTTTTCTACTCTGCCGTCAGCACGCTTCTTGTCCACAATATTAAGCGGACCGTTAGAAGCAATTTCAGCTGTCCAATTCAAACGTTGGTCGTGCATACGCAAGAAATACATCAACTGCGTAGCCTGTAAGGAGTCTTTAATTTTTGTAGCAATGGCTTCAAGTGGCGCAAACCGGTCAATATACTTAGTACGGAACAACAGACCATTAGATGCAGCTTTTACTGTGTCTGACCAATCCTTTTGCTTAGCAACAATCTTATCAATATCGCCTGATAACCCCTCAAACTTATCATTAAAGTCTGCTTTATTACGAAATAGAATGTCGCCGTCTTTGTTTACATAAGCGCCGGGGGCAACGGCATTAAAGTCTCTACGAGCATCTTTCAATAACTTGTATATATCGCCTGTAGATATATCTAGATCTAGCTTCACTTTTCTTAAAGCAGAACGAACTAAACCTACTAAAGCCTCAATAAACGCTTTGGCTGTTTGTAGTAGGTTTTTATCAAAGCGAGCCTCTTCAGTATGCGCAATCATTTCTTTGACCGCCGCCGCTAAAGACTCTTCTCTATTTTTTCCTGCCTTTGCAGCCGCTAAGAAAGCGGCTTCTGCATCTTCTAATACGCCTAACTTCTTGGCTAAATCCCATACCCCACCTTTTTGGTCGGATACTTTCTTAACCAAATCCGCCATGCCTTTTTCGCCCAGCAGCCCTTCAACGCCAATATGCCCAATTAATTCATGGGCTACGCTCTTCTTAACGTCTTTAATATCTTTATGCCTATCAACAACAATAAAGACTTTTCCGTTAGCCATTACGCCGGCTTTAGTTAAATTAGATTTTACGCCCTGTGCTTCTATAAGGTTTTTTAGTGTGTCAGGTAATGTATCTAAAACAATGACGTCTAAACCTTTTGGAATGTTTGTGTCTTTTAATACTTTATCCACATCAGCCCGAGTAACTCCAGCGCCAACTTCTCCATCCGCTCTTGGCTTAAAGCCAAACGCTAAACCCTGTTGAACAAATTGATAGTCATCAAAACTTACGCCAGCATCACGCGCTTCTTGTTCATAGTCTATTGTTTGTTTTTTAACATATAAAACAGCTTCTTCACCTTGTTTAGTTACATTAACTTTTTTTACCTTTAAGGGTTTTTTACGTTCTGCTCTAGGCGGTTGCGCTGCAATAGTAGTCATACCGCGTTCAATAGAAACGCCTTTTTCTTTTAAAGTTTTAATTGCGCTTTTTAAAGAATCTATGGTTTTGCCAAGTTGTTTAGCTTCAACACTTTTATTTACAGCATTTATTTGCTCTTGCCAATGTTGTTTGCCAGTTTCTGTTTTGGCATTATTTAAAGCCGTATTTAATGTTGCAAGAGTTTTTTGGTCTTTTGTACTTTGTGCTTCAATGGTTTGTAAACGTTTTTCAAAGAAAGTGATGTTTGATTTGGCAGTAGCTAAATCACCACTTAACCCTTTTTCTAAACGTTCGACAATAGCTTTTTTATCCGCAACACGTTCTGCGGCACCTTCTTTAGCTTTAGCCACTACTTCAAGGTTTTTTTCTTCGGCAGTTTTTGGCGCTTCACGTTTAATAATACGTTTTTGTTTAATTGCTTCTTTTCCACCCGGTAACACCGCGGTAGTTTCAACAATTTCTTGGCGTGTGGTTGGCAATGCTTTTAACGCAGCAGCTTGTTTTTCTTCTAACTCACGCTTTTGTTTAGCTTGACGCTCTAAGTTTTTCTCTTGGTTGCCTTCTAGTTTTGCTATGTCTGCTCTTGCTTTTTCTGCTTCTTGCTTATATTTTATAGATGCAGGCGTTCCTTTTTGAGAATCTGCAAGTTTTTTCTCAAGCCCTTTTAGTATTGCTTTTTCTGCTTTTAAATTAGCATTTAACAGTTCGTTTGCTCTTGCGTGTAAAGAATCAATAGCTTCTTTAATTTGAGGAGCTTGCGCATCAAGTTTTTTTAATGCTTCTGTGTATTGCGCTACTTTTTTAGGTAGTTTATCTGCTTTTGCTTCTTTTATAGCTTTTACAATTTTTCCTCGTGCTTGCCAAAGTTGAGTAGCATTTTCTCTTAAATTGCCTGCAAGTTCGTCAGCTTTTATAACTTCAAATACAAATTGTCTTTGCGCTGCAACTTTAGAAGCAAGCGTTTCAACAGGCTCAGTAATTTCGGTACCCCGAAGTTTTTCTAATATTTCTTTCTGTCTGTCTTCTAAATTTTTTATATTTGCAAAATGTTTTTCACGAATATTTTTTGCTTTTTCGATACGTGCAGTAATAAACGCTTTAGAATAACGTTTAGTATCTGCTTCACTTGGAGTATAAAGTTCAGGTGCAAGTTTTTTATTTTCGTTTTCAATTTGAAGACGAACATTTTCTAATTCTTTAAATTCAGCGGCATACTTTTCACCAAACAAAATTTTTACTTTTTGCATTGGTTTTTTAATAGCATCTTCTGCTATTTTTTTAGCTGTTTCAAATTTTTGTTTTTGGATGTTTACAAACTTCATAAAGTTTGCTGGCGTAGCCCGTACCGTAGCCACCGGTTCTAATTCTTTTTCTCCAAACAATTGTTTTTGGTCAGGGCTAATTCCTGACGGAGCATAACGCTCCATATCAATTTCTTCTTGTTTAGCTTTCTTAAGCTCAGTTTCTATATCTTTAACTTTATCTGCGCCTACAGCGTTTTTAAGTTCAGCAATACGTTTTTGGTCTGGCTCAAATGCGGCAAGCGCATCCTTAGCATCTTTTAATTCTTTTTTAGCGTCTCTTAAATTAGCGTTTGCTTCATTTAAATAATACGGGGCTAAAACAAGACCTTTTTCTTTACGTTTTTTAGCCTGTTCTTTTACGTCGTTTACTTTAGCTTGAGCTGCATCTACTTTTTTCTGGGCAGCATCTACCGCATCACGCTCTTTACCGCCCAAAGCATCACGTAACATTTGCGCAGTATCACGTTGCTTAGCATCAAAGAAAGGTTTAGTTACTTGTGTTTTTAGTTGTTTGCCTTGAAGGTATTTATCCTTAATGGCGGAAACACGATTTTCAAAAATAGTAGGCGTAGCTTCATTTTCTTTAAACAGAATAGACGGATCTTTGTTAGCTATCGCCCTATCTATAATTTTTTTAAGCTGAATTCCTACTTGCAGCGCTTCAGAATCTGTAAGTTGTTCTTGATTAGCCGTTTGTCTTACTGCATTAAGCTCATCAACAACCCCGCTTGCATAACTACTTGTAATAATATTAGCTGCATTAGGGCTTATTTCTTCATTATTTCGTGCCGCATCTACAATATCAAAAAGACTATCATGGGCAGTGCGTTGTTGCGTAGTTGCTCTAGCTTTTACTGTTTCTGGAGTTTCAGATGTTTCTACTGTTGCGGTTGCTAACCGTTTTTCTAATGCGCCAATATTTGCAAGCGCCGTAGCTTTCTCTTCATCTGTTTTGGATTCGTTATAAAGAATTTTTTGTTCTTCAATAGCCCGTTTTAAACGTTCTGTTTTTGCAACTTTTTCTTCAGACTGTTCTGCACTTAGTTTTAAACCGTTAATTTTTTCAATAATTTGATTAATGATGCGTTCACTAGCACCGGCAGCGTAGGCATCTTCTAAATCTTGCAGACCTTCTTGGTACTGCTTCATTAAATCTTCGTCAAGTACTTCACGTCCCTTAGTTTGAGCAAAAAAATCTTCTTGCTCTTGGGCACGTTGTTCTTTCTGTTGTTGCACCGCAGCACGTTGCTCAGCGCCAATCTGCGCTTCATCAAACAAATCCATCTGTGACGCAGCAGGGGATACTTCACTAATCTGAGCTTCAAGTTCATCTAACCTAGCAGTAATTGCATCTGCCTTTTTGGCATCATAAGACGGACCAGTTAATCCTTGTAACTGTTTAATTAGTTTCTTTTGCTCACCACGTAGTTTTGCCATCTCCATTTCAGGAGTTAGTTCTTGCGGCAATTCTTTTAACTGCGTCTGTATTTCAGTAAGCGATTGGTCTAATGCTTTAGCTTGAGTATCTAATTCTCTAAACTTCTTGTAGTTGCCAGCTTCCGCAGCGGCATCTCGCTGTTTCTCAATTGCGGCTCGCTGTACATCAAATGTGTCTGCTTGCTTTAGTAACTGCGCACGTTTACTTAATTGGTCTTGTTGTTGCGTAGCTGCGGCAGCTTCGCGTTCTGCTACAGTTAATGTACTTGGCGCGCCGGGTAAAGCACTAGCTTCTGGCGGCATCTCTCCAAATAATTGTCCTGTTTCCGCCTGTGTTTTTCTAAAGGCTTCTTCTTCCGCTAGACGCTTTTGTTCTGCTTCGGCAGCCGCTTGTTCTGCGGCTAGCTTTTCTTGTTCAATACGTTTGAACTCTTGCCCTTTTGCTTTAATCTGGCTTCTTCTAATTGCAGTACCGGGGATGGCTAATGTGCCGCCTAATGCTACGCCGCCAATAAAACTATCAAAATACTCATCTCTAGCCTGTGGATCGGTGATATTTAGTCCAGCTTGGAGACGTTCTAAAAGTTGTTGTGCAGCTTCGGTAGTGCCTTCTATACCTGCGACTTTACCGCTTTGTATTGCGTAGGCGCCTGTGGTTTTTAATATACCTTGTTCAGCAACCTTCTTAGCCATTTCAGGCGTAATTTCTTTACCGGCGGCACCAAAAATTTTGCCAATACCGGGAACCATGCGAAGCGAAATAATATCTAAAGCGGCTTGTGGAACCGCAGCTGCACCAGCCGCAAGCAAATCAGTATCTTTAAGTTGTTTGCCTGTACCAACTTGACGGCTAATATTTGAGCCTGTAAATTGACCTAATGAAGCCAGTCCAGCTAAACCCGTACCAACCGCAACAGGGGCACCGCCAAGTGCTGCCGCACCACCAACGGCGATAGGAGCCGCCATATAAGGCACGCTTCCGCCTAGTAGTTCTCTAAATTTTAAAAGCGGGGCTTCCCCCCAACCTTTTTCAGTTGGTTGGTATATGTCTTTAGATTTTTCTTCGTATTGTTGGGCTGCTTTTTCGGCTTCTTCAACATCTTTTACGCCGGTTTTACCCTTAAGACGCTCAAAGTCTGCTTTAAGTTGTTCAAAACTTGATTTAGCAGCACCAGTAAACCCTGTATCTTTTGGCGCTTTTGGTTTAAATGCGTCAGGATACTTATCTAAAGCTAGCTTATATGCCTGTTCTGGCGAAGACCCTTCAGGTATTTGAAAATAGGAATCGTCAGGTAAGCGTAAATAAGCCATATCACTCTAATCAAATTGTGGGTAGCTGGCGTTGCTACTGTCTTGTTTTTGCGCCTTGGGGTATTGTACTAGAAACTGCTAAAGGTGGAATACCGGTTAATAGGTATTGATAGTACGCATTTGGGTCTTTAATGCCTAATGCGTCTAATTGCCTTCTATATGTTGGGTTTTTCTCAACAATATCGTTAAACTCTTTAACGGCGTCAGTACGTGAAATCTTGTCTTTTGCTTCAGATTTAAGGTACATTTCTCTTAATTTAGGGTCGGCACTAATTGCTCTAAGCGCTCTAACTTGGTCTGGCTCACGCCCATAAGCTTCAGACAACATACGGTTTCTATCTAATGCAGCCTGCGCACTCATTCCTTGGGCTTCTAAAGTACCTAAACCTCTGCGTGAAGCTAGATAATCTTGAATACCTGCGGCGCCACCTTGACCAATGTTTGCCATACCGTATGGAGAAGTTCCACCAGCAATACGTAATCCAGTACCCAACAAACCAAGTCCTTGCGCTTCTTTTTGTTGCTTAGCTAAGTTAAGGAAGTAGTCATTTAAGCGATCTTGCGCTGGGTTAGCCGCTGATGCCGGACTAAAATACTTATCAATAGCCGATCTATAATCACCGGCGGCGGTATAGTTAGGATCTTTTTGTAAATTGTAGTTGGGGTCAAATGCCAAAGGTGCTGGAGCAGCCGCAGCCGGAGCAGCTGCTGTTGTAGCTGGTTTACCTACATTAGGTTGCTGTGATAAAAGATCATATTCTTCAGGCGTAGACTTGCCAAAGTACTGCGTAACTTTCTTTATCGGTTCCGCAATACGTTTTTGTATTTCAATTAGTTTGTTTCTACGACGTGTTTGCGCTAACTGCCAATCTCGTCCAAACTCGGATTCAGGTGTTTCTGTTGGAGGGTAATAGTACCCTTCATCGTCCATAGGAGCAGGAACGCTTCCTCTATTAACAAAATTAATAATGCCGCCTTCGGCTAAGTTTTTAACGTAGTTACGAGTTTCTTTTGGCAACTTGCTATAGTCAGCACCACGCTTGAGCCACTTGTCGGTATTGCCCGGACCCCAGTTGTATGCAATTGCAGCTAGTTTAGGATCGCCATACTTCTTCTCAAGTCTAGCCAAATACCCAACACCGCCGTAAATATTCTGTTGTGGATCTGTAATATCGCTAACACCCATTTCTCTTGCAGTGCCGGGCATTAATTGCATAACACCTGTAGCGCCTTTGGGCGAGACTGCACGAGCAGGATCTTTATGTCCGCCAGTTTCTTTCTTCATCACATGCTCAACTAGCCACGGAGTAGCGCCCTTTTCTTGGGCTGCTCTTAAAGCAATATCTCTATAAGCTCCACCTGTAGCTGGGGCTGGGGGTGCGCTTTTACTTTGCTTAGCTTCTGCTAAAGCAGTTTCATAAGACTTAGGCACCATTGCACCAATTTTCTGACGCAACATATCTGCGCCGGCAGCAAAACCACCTAACCCGCCAGTCTTAATAATCTGACTAAACATTTTGTCATCGTCATCGTCATCTTCGTCGGTGTTGCTATCTTCATCAGTGTTATAACTAGACAAACCACCAATATTAAACGCAACCATACCCCCGCCAGCATAGTTTTGCATTTCATCATCACTAACATCAAAATGATCGACACTAGCAATACCGCCTTCAGCTAGAGTCTGCATATTTTCTACCGGCAATGCGGCTACACCTGATTCTTCCATTGGAGGTGGGGCAGCTTGCGCAACCATTTGGTCTCGTACAGTAGGCTGTTGCATTTGCTGTTGCGCTTCTGCGCCTTGGCTAGCAACCATTAATTTATCACGCTGCTGCTTTGCAGCCATAGCTACTGCCATAGGAATCGAGCTATCTCGACCCTGCATTACTGCTAAAAGTCTGTCGTTAGGATATAGCTGGGGGTTAAGCGCATCTTTATAGAGTTGCTCCATGCTTGGGGTATTCATTTATTCTCCTAGCTGAAAGCTTTATATGCACCAAGACCGGCAAGACCCAAGCCTGTAACTTGAGATAACTGACTAGGTGGCGCTTGGTATTGTTGAACCGAAGTAGATTGAAGTGGCAATCCACGTAATTGAGCATTCATAAATGCGAGTTGTTGCTGTGGATATTGCTGCGCTACAGCATAATTTTGAATAGCTTGATTAATAATGTTTTGCTGTTGCTGCTGTTGTTGTGCTCCGAACTGACTCTGTAAACCTAAAATACCTTGTTCAGCTTGAAGCTGTTGTCCCGCTATATTGGCGGCTTGTCCGTAACCTTGTAAACCTAATCCAGCCCCATATTGTTGTGCTTGTTGAGCCGCTTGGAATGCGTTTTGTGTGCCAGTAGCCTGAATGTTAGCTAACTGTGATTGAAGATTACGATTGCGCTCTTGTTCGGCTAGTACTTGTCTAGCACCGCCATAGGTTCCTTGACGAGCGGATCCAAGATTTGCCCCAACATTACGCATTTGTGCGTCACGTAAAGCTTCTGTTTTTTGAACATCTACTGCATTTTGCATGTATGGAGACATGTACGCAGCAGTAGCTCTTGGGTCGGTTGCCATAGTTTGGTAATTTGCACCAGCCCCTAACGAACCCATACCTGCGGCAGCCATTGCGCCGGGTACTGCTAAATTACCTGCTCCTTGTTGTGCCTGAGTTTGTAGCGGGCTAAAACCTGCTATGTAATCAGCTGCTTTTGTACTGTAAGGCTCATACGGTTTAATGCCAGTAATTTGAGTTGTGCCATCTGGTCCTGGTGCAGTATTAAACAGTTGTTGCTGGGTTGCCCCAAGCATTGTCTCAACATAGGGACGTGCGTATTCAGGGATGTTTGTGTTTTGTACTGTGGTTTGCGTAGGCTGCGCAGGAGGGGGAGGAGGCGATCCACCACCGCCACCACCAAGAATGTATCCACCGTTAGCTTTTCTGCGTGTAGCAGAATCGCCTAAAAATTCTCCAGCGGCGTATAACTCGCGTCTAGAATAAGTTGTTTTCATATATTCGTCTCTACAATTCTGTACCGCTCTTCAAACCCATATCGACTCCACAAACGGGCAATTGACTCCCTTGCCGCACCTTGTATTTTAGTAGCGCCGTACACTTTTAAAATGGCTTTAAATTGTCCAAATGTTTCTTTACTTGAAATCAATTTGCCCCCTATAAATGTTACAAACGCTACTCGTGCATTTGGGTAATTAATAAAACTAACTGTTGCTGCGCCGTGAAACTTTCCTTCTTCATCTACTGCTGCTAATAAAACCCACTGCCCCGAAGTTACATAGACTTTAATCTGATCCAACGTGTAATCGTCACCGCAGTATTGTTGTGCGGAATCAATAAATCCTTCAACCAGAGGCCAAACTTGCGATACATAATTAGGGTTAATATCCGTTATTTTTAATGTCATGCGGGTAGATATTTATTAGGGTTTATGCGACTAGCTTGTTTAACTTTGCCAGTACGCGCCTTTCTAACTCTATCCATCATTGTATACAGCTTTTTAGCACCGGCGTCACTAGAACCATTACCTAAATGACTTACTACATCTGCTGGTACTACAAACTCAGAATCCGCTAAACGTGCGGGTTGTTTGCCTTCAATAGTGGCTGGGATTGAATCGCTCATGCCATCACCAGGGCCTTTTAAAACTCTAGCGCCATCAGAATAACCGCCTAAATGCCCGCTACCGCCTTTAGCAAAACTACGTAAACCCATTAAACCGCCACCAGCCGCATACGTTGCTTGATATGGTGGAGTAGGGGGTTTTACTACATCTGCTTGGTAAGTGTTGGGGTCATATGTAAACTTACTTAATGGACCGCCTCTATATACAACTTCATCGGTAGTTGGCTGCCCGTATTGTTTACGTTCTTTACCAGCCATAGACATTAAACCAAGTGCACCTGCACCATATCCAGCCATTTTGGGGGTTACACCCATACTACCTAAGATACCGCCTGATCCAGCTGCGCCTGCACCACCAGCTCCTGAAGCCCCTAAAAAACCAACATTTGACGCAGCTACAGGAGCTACACCAAAAGTAGAAGGAGCGGCTAAACCTACTCCAGTGCCCGCTGCTGTGCCAGTACCAAACGCACCCGCACCGCCAAGCGTACCAGCTCCCGCAAATCCAGAAGCAGCCGCAGTATTACCAATAGCTCCCGGAACAACCGTAGGGGCTAAAGTTGCCCCTGCACCAGTAATAGATGGTGCAGCAGTACTAGCCGCAAGAGTACTAGGCGCTGCGCTAGCACCGACACCAGCCGCACCGGCTCCTAAACCACCAAGACCGCCACCTAAAGCGCCCATCATAGGGTCGCGACCTATCAAAGCAGATCCAAGACCGCCAATACCAGCGCCAGTTAAAGCGATTGTACCGAGTCCAGCACCAGCACCAAAAAGCGCAGGCGCAGCGTAAGGCGCTGCAATAGAAGCGCCAATAATTACTGCTGTTTGTAGTGGGTCGCTAAAAAGACCGCCATTACCGCCGCCGCCGCTCATACGCTATCCTTTACTAGGTTTTTGTCCGATTTTATCATGTTATTGGGTTAAATCAAAGAAAGAAAGGGCGCCAATACCCCCGCCAGTTCCAGTAATAGTTCTAACTGCAAGGGTGTATACATCGCTTGTCCCAGCTAAAGACGACCCTAGTTGTAAATCAAAGTTAAAAGAAGCGTTAGCACCCGATAAAGCAGACCTTCCAGACCTAGATGTTAAAAATTCAGCATATACTAAAGTACCCCCTGTTATAGCAGTTGCAGCTATATCAAATTCAACGTTAGCATCAGAAGTCACGGCAGAATAAGAAGCTCCTGTAAGAGTTCCATTTTTAAATAAACCTACTTGATAATTGTCTGTAGTTGTTGGTAAAAAATTTACGTTGTAGGGAATAACCACAGC